TAAACCGAGCATGATATCTCTGGAGGCGTACCAGCCCGCGCACTCATTCATGATGCGGTCAATGTCCGCAAGCCTTGCGTCAGCCTGAAACAGCACGGTCACGCTGTTGTAAAAGCCCACGAAAGACGGATGATAAACCCAAGTGCAATCTGTCTCCCGCACCGCCGGGAGGGTCAGGTTATAATACCCCTGAACAAAGCCACACTTATAATGAAGAAACAGGTTCGTCACCAAATCTCGGACGGCCAGCCTGTGTGTGCTGTCAGAAGTGCTCGTGAGCCTGACGTCCAAGCCTTTAAATGCGGGGTATATTGACTTTAGGCCACGGACGGCCGACAACAGAGTATCCCGCGCCCCATCCGTATTATCTCGGACGGCGACAAAAGCCTCCTCATCGGCGTTGGAAAGAGACAGAAGCCAGCGGGTGTCCTGACGAGCGGCCATGACGGATAACAGTCCGTCAATGCTCATCGAAAGGGAGATCACGCCGGCGCTGTCAAAGGTCAGGCAGCGAACAGCAATCATGTCCGGGAGCGAAGTCGCGGAGATAAGCCAGGATAGCAGGTTGGATGAAATACTGTCGATCCACGCCATTGTCATGAGCCGACACCTCCGTCCCTTTCTGAATAGTCGAACAGTATTGTCGCCGCGCCGTCAAGCTGAACGATATGCCGGGACATTCCGTCCTGAACATATGGAAAGAAGCCGCTGTGGACTGCATCTACACCGCCAAGCTGAACGATAGCTGAAAGGCTATCGATGACCACAGTATCATCAATTTCCGCGTTGCCGACTTCCAGCATTTGCGCGCCGTAGCCTTGGGACAATGACAGTCGCCTGGTTTTTGTCGTCGGACGGATAGTCGCCGTACAACCACAGGCCGCCGAACCATCGTTGAACAGGACGAGCTTGGTATCCCCGTGAATCACAGCGTTCACCTTTCGTTTGCGGCCGGTCGCCACGAGCATTTCAGAAAGACACGGTGCGTACCCGGTCGTTTTGTTGCCCTCCTGGAACACCATATCGGTGACGGCAAGCTGTCCCGTCGCGTTATAGAGCCGGACACCCACGCGCACGCTCGCCACACGCTTTTCCGGTGTCGGGTTATCGACAAGAGTTTCAAATTGTTTGAAGGTCACCGCATCTCATCCACCTTTCATCTTTTCCCACCAAGCTTGACAAGATAGTCGTCCGATGCTAAATTTTAGTCATGAAAATGCCGTCAGGAGGTAAAAGCATGGGCATTGAGGCCTTCCTGCGTCGTGAAAAAATGCTGGAGCTGCGCGAGCGTTTACTCGCAGTAGAAGAGGATCGTCAGGCAGGTAACCACGGCTGCTCCATTGACGAGTTAGACAGCTACCTGTCCGATACAATCGGCAGCGTGAAAAAGCATGACTGAATATCACGTCGTCTTCCTTGCTAAAAAAAGCGAAGAAGCGGCGTGGGAACTGCAAACGCGCCTGTTCACGGCGATTCGGACATTATGCGAGATACCCATGCGGTATCCCTTCTTTAACGAGCCGTATATTCTCCGAACAAATACCACAAGATGTTCGTCGAGAAGTACTATCTGGTGCTCTATCAGGTGAAAGACGACTGTATTTTCGTGGACATGCTCCTCGACGCGCGGCAAGAGCTGCCCTGGCTTCTGCGATAAAAATACAGCGGAATGCGTAATGAGCGCCTCCGCTGTTTCTTTACCCGTCCTGCGTAAATTGGATTTCGCCGACATGCCCCGTCCAGCCTGTGGCGATGGAGCCGGACTGGAGCATCATATCGGTGATATACAAGTCACCTGTAGCGTTCTTCACAGTGATTTTGAGACAGATGGACTTGACGCGGCGGGTACTGTCAGATCCGGACGCCTGCGTCGTCGGCGCGATCTTCTGCACCACGTTCGTATAGGAAACCACGGTCATCGCCTCCGTCAATACAGGTCATATTCCTTGCTCTCCACGCTGCCGTCGTCATAGGTGATCTCTATCTCCAGCGTGACCGCGCCGTCCGCACCCAGCTCAATATTATCTGCGGCAACCTTCGCGGAAAAGGTGTAGTTGTCGCGGGTCGCCGGATATACGATCTGGCTGAGAGACTTCGTGCCGTTCAGGACACCCGATGCTTTGAAGGAACCGCTGCCGCTGGCACCGCTTTCTGTATCAACCACAAAGCCGTTGTTGAGCCAGTGCGCGAACCCGTCGTCAGCACGGCTGTTTTTCAGGTGGTTGAAAGGCACCATGTCCTTGATATCCACGCTGGACACCAGGCTCTCGCCTTCGGTCGCGGCAACGGCGGAATCCCAGGTGGAGCTGGAAGAGGAAAGGTTTTTCAGCGTCGTGGATAATTCCAGTTTCGATTTCCACGGCTCCTGCAGGTTGTACTCGCGCCGAACCACCCGCGTTTTCACGTTGATGTCAAGCTCCCTGTCGTACACCGTGACCCGGTCGCCCAGTTCCCACTTCTCGTGCCGGTAGCCTGTGAGCAGGGATAAATCCATCGCGGACAGCTCGTAGCTCACGGTCGGCGTCGCGTACTGCGCGAGGCGCATCCTGGCGTACTCCAGCATCTGCGTGGGATTGGTGAAGGACGTGCAGTCGAGGGTGGAAATGCGAACCTCGGATGTGTAGGTGTAGTCCTCCACATAGGGTCTGCCGTTGTTCACATCGGCAAAAGTCATACCTTCAGCGCCGACGGCATAGAGCCGGGTGATCAGGCCGCCCGTGTTGGTGACTTTCCGGATCTGGGACATATTCTTGTTGTAGGCGAACACGGCGCCGGAGTCGGAGCCGTACTGCGTGTACAAATGGACAAGCCGCCGCGGACAGTCAAAGACCAGATCGCCGCCGTGAATATCCGCTATTGAACGGAGTATGGCTAAGGCGTTCGTTTTTTCACTCTTCCATGACCGCTTTGTGCTCACCTGCACGTCGCCTACGTACCAGCCCGTACCATCAAGGGCATACGCCATCTCGGTTTTAGCCGTTTCGGAGATGAACTCTTTCACGGGCCTGTACACGGAAAAACCGAGGTCGTAGAATTCGGCCTCGGCATACACGGTCGTGGTGGACGTTCCGTCCGATGACTTCTCGTCGGTAACAGTCCTGATTTTATAGATATCATCGACGATTTGAATCTTCGCCTCGTTCTGGATGTACGGCCGTTTTGCATCCTTGAACGGCAGGCTGAACTTCAGCACGTCCTCCCCGTTGATCTCCCCCGCAACCGTAATGTCGCAGGCGTTTTCCAGAACGGCAGCTGGTGCTCCAGCGGAATCCAGGATAACAGGATAGGAGTACCCGCGCACTTCAAAGAGCTTATTGGGGATATCGTAAACCCGCAGCTCGTTGAAGCGCGGGGTTCGGGTCGTGTCGTTGGTGCATAGGGTGATTCTAAACCGGATGTACTCGGCAACAGGAGACGTGATATTGCCCTCGGCATTCACAGGAGACCAGTCCGTCCAGTGAAGCAAGTCGGTGCTGGTAGCACTTTCAACCCCACCGAGGTTTGTCGTGCCCGACAGATACGCAAAATCCCATGCGGCCTTACCTGTACCCGTAATGTCGTAGGCGACGGCGCGGGTGATGAAATCACCCACGGGCGGGTACGCGCCGTTCATCTGCCGAATCGTCACCGTGCCGGGGCTCGTCCACATATCACATGTGGCGTTGCCCTGGTCAGCCGAGCGGCCGGTAAGGAATTGGCGCTCCAAAAGATACGCCGTATAATCGGAGTCCGTCTCAATGAACACGTCGTCAAAAAACGCCGAGGCGCAGGTTAGATTGCCCTCGTGCCCGTAATCCCACGCGCCGATCAGCATGTCGGCCGAGGAAGAAGGATTGACCGCCGTCTGAAACGTTCTCACAGGCGAGGTATAAAAAGAGCCGTCGGCATAATCGCCGACAACGGTCTGTACCGTTTTCCCTTCGGTATCCACGGTGACCCCGATGAAGTACCAGCGGTTCGGCTGGAGCTGTACCGTTTCGGAGTAAATATAGCAGGTCGCGCCCGTCGCGCCGCAGAGCATCACGGTGACGTGCCCGTCCACGACTTCGAGCCTGAACAGCGAAGTCTGCCCGGTGGATTGCGCCGCCAGGAGTGGGACAGCCGTCGTTGGCACGGTCGGTAATTTGAAGCAGCCGCCGAAGGCAAATCTGCCGTAGAGCGGACTGAACATCTTGCCGTCGTTCTGTACACGGAGATAACTCGTGCCGCCGGTCATGTTCAGCTCAAGGCTGTTGCCGAACACCGCGTCGGTGGAAAGGGCGTAGTCGGAGCCATTCAGGACGGCGGGACGCATGTAGTCCGACGCATCCGGGAAGCTGACTACGTTTTCATCTGAAACGCTGCCGCTGTTGAAACGCCACAAACCTTTGGTATGATTCGTAACGGGCATTTCGCCCGTAAAGTCCGACTGGTTGGATAAAATCGAAATGACAGCCATAGCTTACCTCCATCTGCTCTTGCTCTGTATCGCCAAAGACCTGAATGTGCAGCCTTCCGCCTCGATGGACACGGTGTTACTCCCCATGTTCAGCTCCGGCAGGTTGAGACTCGACAGAAAAGGCAGGCCGTTTTTCACGAGCACCCCGTCCGTGTCCACCACCTTCGCCGTCATATTGGCGGAATCGATAACCAGCACCTCGTTGGCGGCAAGCCTGCCCGAAACCGTCAGTTCCACGCCGTTTGTCGTGATTTTGAACCATCTTGCGGAGCTGTTGTTGATAACCTCGCCCATGAGGCGGTACTCCGGCAGGCTCACCGCATTGCCTTTCGTGCGGAGCAGCGTGTGCTCTCCGAGGTTAGTTAAGGTGAAGTTTTCGTCGATCACCGCGTAGCCGAAAGGGTCAGGGCAGAAAAAGTCCAGATCGAAGGAACCCGCTCCGCGAATGAGGCGGGTACAGTCGATGGCAGCGTCGAGCCGCGCCGTGAAATACCTGTCCGGCAACTCGTCAAAGATAAGCTGTTGTATGCCGTTGACCGGATCGAGCCATTGAGCGAGAGCGTCGAGGCGGCTGATCAAAGCGGACATGCTCCCCGTGGGGTTCACGCCGCACTTGACACTGATTCGACGGCTGGATTTACTTGCGCCGAAATCCGCCACCCCGGACTTGCCCGGAATATTGACCGTGTTATTGCTCACAGCCGGGATGAACTGCCAGCTCGTCAGCCGTGCCCGAATGCCCATACTGCTTGAGTGAATGCCGTTGAAAGAAAAGCCCATGCAATCATCACTTTCCGTCGGTTTGACCGGCTGTTGTGGAATACAGAGGAAGAAGGTTTACTGTCTTTATTGATTTCAATCAACTGATAACGCTGAATATTTCAGCCGCTTTGGGCTATTATTTTCAGTCCCCGGTTTTCCAATCCTGCTTTACTGAAAAGCACAAATAGTAGAAGAAACCTCGTTCCTATCATGAGCGCAGTCCGGAGTTCATGAATGATTTACAATGAAACGGGCAAAGCAAAAGCGTACACTCTTTGCATTGTGTACGTTATAGAGTATATTAATAGTAAAGGAGGTGGACGTTATGGTTCAGGTGTTAAATGCAACGGATGTTCGCAAGGATTGGAGCACTGTAGTTGACAACACCATCCGTGTGAAGCCACAATTTTTTAAACGCACAAGGGATTACTTGTTTATGTCCGATCTTCATTTTATGGAAGATCTGGTTTCCGGCTATTCCTACACTGCCAATCGGATGGAGGAGGAGGACGGTTCAGTCACCCTTGAGCTCAACGAGATCGACCTGGTTGAAAACGGCAAGGACGAAGCCGAGGCGCGTGATAAGCTCGCAGCCGCAATCCTGGAATATGCCGAAGACTACTACAACGATTTTTCCCACTGGAACAGTGCGCCTAACAGGAAGGCACATCTTCCTTATGTGTTTAAGGCGCTATTCATCGGCGACGCACAGAAGATCGGAGAAAGCATCACTTGCCAAACTGGAAAGAACTAACGCGCTTTTGCGAGCATGATGGCTGGGAACTCTACAAGATGACCGATCACTTTTTACTGTATGAAATCCGCATCACCTATTTCCCTTTTTATTACGCGCCTCGTCAACCAGCGCCTGTACATCATCCTCGTTTTGAACACCCATTGCTTCAGCCGCGCCGGCAAACGCAGCTTGCGCCTTGCGAATTGCATTAGCCGATGCGTTGCTCATAACCAGTTCACCGTTTATATTTTGATAGAACAGAACCTTATCGCCGGATTTAAGGCCGAGGAGCTGGCGTACCTCAATCGGAATTGTAATCTGCCCATTGGCAGAAATTTTCGCCAGATTCATTCGCAGCGCTCCTTCTATTCTTGATAATTCAAGTTTCCTTGATTTGTTATCAGTATATTCGCTTTCACATCGATTGTCGAGCCATACAACCCCATCAAATCATTTTATGAGAAGTTGCCCATACGCTTGGCCACAGTTAAAATGAATTATTAACGGGTTAGCTGCGACTGATACCCAATGAGGACGAATGAACGCCATAGACACAAAAACCATGATAGCCCCTATTTCCTCAATCAAGGAATCAATTTGTCCATTGCTTTTCAATGGCAACGTAGCATATAATAAGGACGCAGGGAACTGCCAGCGGGTATATCTCGACCCTAAGTGAGACAGTTATCAGTGAGTGTTTCACAGCTCTGAATGCGAGTATAATAGTAGAAGCGAGTGCAAGCTTGCTTCTACTGTTTTATCTCCAGGTGTTCGCTGAATATTTCCGCCGCATTGGGCTACAATTTTCAGTTAAATGCTTGACGAATTCCGAAGCCTATAGTACTCTACTAATTATCAAAGCCGCTTTGGGCAATAATTTTCAATGAGGAGGGAAGCTAATGGAAATCAAGCGTGACCGATATCTAAACCAGCTGCTATCCTATCAATGGGACGGTCAGGTCAAGGTGATCACCGGTATTCGCAGATGCGGGAAGTCCTATCTGCTGCGCACAATTTATAAAAACCACCTTTTGTCTCAAGGCGTAAAGGAGGAGCAAATCATATCCATTGAGCTTGACCTTGCAAAGGATATCCGCTATCGCAATCCGCTGGAGCTCTCCGCGTATGTACGGAGTCTAGTACAGGACGTGATGCAGCAGTATTACCTGTTTATCGACGAAATACAGATGTCCGACGAAGTGGCGAATCCCTACAATCCCGATGGCAAGAGGATCACCTTCTATGATGCGCTCAATGATATGCGGGAACTCAGCAATGTGGACGTCTATGTGACCGGCAGCAATTCCCGTATGCTTTCCACCGACATCCTGACCGAGTTTCGTGGGAGAAGCGACGAGGTACGCATGCATCCGCTGAGCTTCTCCGAATACTACTCCGCCGTAGGCGGTGACAAAAGCGACGCCTTCGACTCCTACGCTTTCTTCGGCGGTATGCCGCTGATTCTGTCAAGGCCGAATGATACGGCCAAGATGAACTATCTGCGCTCTTTATTCAGCGAGGTGTATATCAAGGACATCGTAGAGCGTAAAAAAATAGAACGGGAGGATGTACTTGCACAGGTGCTCGACCTGTTGTGTTCATCCATCGGTTCTCTGACAAATCCCACGAAGATTGCCAATACGTTGAAATCCCGTGCGCGTATTTCCGTTTCACAGAATACAATCAGGGCATACATTGGGCATCTGTCCGACGCATTCCTTTTCGCGGAAAGCAAGCGGTATGATGTGAAAGGCAAGGCTTATTTTGACTCGCCCAGCAAATACTACTGCGAGGACATTGGTCTGAGAAATGCCCGCATCGGCTTCCGTCAACAGGAGATGACCCACATCATGGAAAACACTCTCTATAACGAGCTTGTCTTTCGCGGCTTTTCCGTAGATGTAGGCGTCGTGTATTCAAGAGAAATAAACCGGAATGGGAACTCCGTCCGCGTGCCGCGAGAGATTGATTTCGTTGTAAACGGCGGCGGCAAAAAGACTTATATCCAATCGGCCTATGCGATGGAAAACGAGGAGAAGCGCAATATCGAAGCACAGCCGTTCTCTCTCACCGGAGATTCCTTTCCCAAGATTATCGTTCGCAAAGATATCGGTAAACGTTGGTATGATGACGACGGAATCTTGAATATCGGTTTATTGGACTTCCTACTGGACGATTCAGTCATTTGAACAGGCAGAATCCCGACTCTAAATACAAAGCGCAGCTATACACGGAGGCTAAGAATTATGAGAACCTGGGACGATTACAAAACACACATCAAAGCTACCGACCCCGAAAGCAAAAAGGACATTGAAGAGATTGAAAGCCTTGCCACGGTCATAGCAAGTGCCACGCCCAACAATGAAACGCTCAAAGCAATAACCGAAGCGGAGAGGATTGCTCACGATCCCAAGGTGAAAGGCTTCATCGATATGGAATCATTGAAAGCAGCCATTGACGTATGAAGCATGAAGTCCCGCCCGTAGATGTGAACGGAGGAAGCTTGACAAGAGCATTCCTCCGCTTTTTTCTTTACGCCGTGGTGAAATACCCCTGTGCGCGGCTGGACTGCTGAATCATGTTGTAGAGTTGCTGGGAGATGGCGCGGATGTCCTCCTCGCTTCTCACAATCATCTGCTGAATCATGATCAGCGGTCCGCTGTTTCCGGCGCCAAAGGCCGCGGAGCCGGCGTTCTGACCGACAGTTCCTCCGCTTACCCCGCCCATATCAATCGACGGTCCTTCCAGTTTTGTAGGCACAGCGGCCTGCATATCCTTACCCACCTGATTCATTTCGCCCACAAAGCCTTCGCCCAGGCCTAGCGCCAGGTTGTTGCCGATGGTATCCCGGAACAGCTTGGACGGAGAGGAAATGCCGAAGAAGTTCTTAACTTTCCTCCACAGGTTGGAGCATACGGTCGTGATCTTGCTGTACAGGCTCCGCGCCGCGCTGGAAACGCCCGTCCAGATGCCGCCCGCGAGGTTTCTGCCGACAGCGATAAGGCTCGAAACGCCGCCGCTGAAGGTATTCCTGATTCTTGTCAAAATACCGGAGCAGGTTCTGACGATATTGCTCGTGACCGACCCGACATTCCGTGTCAGGCTGCCAAACAGCGTCGTGCCGACGGAGGCGATGGTCGTGGCATAGCCGCTGATCTTATTCCTGATGCGGCTCAGGATATTGGACACCTTACTTATTACATTCGTGATGACGGAGCCCACGTTGGCCGTGATGTTGTTGAGCAATGACTGGCCGGCGGATGCGATAGTCGTCGCCTTGCTCACAATGAAATCCTTGATGGCCGTGACGATATTGCCCACGCCGGTTTTCACCGTGGCAATGACGGACGAAACATTCCGCACGATGCCGTTCAGGAGATTTTGCCCGGCAGTCGCAATCTCGGAAAGTTTCGAACGCAGCGCGGTCTTGATGTTCGTGACGATCGTGCCGACCGCCGCCTTAACCTTCGTAACGACCTCAGAGATTCTCGTAACCACCGACCCGAGCAAGTTCAGCCCTACCTCGGCGATCGTGCCGAACATGGACGTGAAGAAGTCCACCATCCCCGTGATGATCTGCGGCAGCGCGGCCACGATATCCGTCACGGCCTGTTCGAGATTGGTCACAATGGATGTCAGGAGCCCTTCGCCGGTGGATGCGATGGTTCCAAAAGAACCGACGAGCCCGTCGACCAGCGCCGTGATGATCTTCGGAACGGCCTCGACCACCTCAACGATGATCTTGGGCAGGTTGGTAATCAGCGCCACAAACAGCTGCACGCCGGCGTTGATGATATCGTCGAGGTTATCCAGGATGGCCGAAACCAGACCCTCTATAATCTGCGGTATCGCCTCGCAAATCGAAGTGATGATTTCCGGCAGCGCTTCCACCAGAGTCACGAGGAGCGTAACGCCGGTCTGAATGATCTCGGGAATCGCCGCCAGGAGCTTGTCGATGAGGCTGGTAATGAGCTTCGGGAGGGCGGCGATCAATACGGGGATCGCGTTAAGAATCCCCTGAGCCAGGCCGGTTACCAGTTGGAGCGCCGCGTCGACCACAAGGTCGAGGTTGTCGATCAAGCCTTGTACAATCGTAATCACGGCTTCGACCGCGGCGGGAATCAGCCCGGGTAGCGCTTCGCCGATGCCGTTCACAAGCGTCGTCACCAGCTGAAGCGCCGCCGAAACCAGCAGCGGCAGATTGTCGATCAGCGCGTCCACGATGGTCATAACCGCGTCCACCGCGACGGGAATCAGCCCGGGCAGAACCGAGAACAGCATAGAAAGAATCTGTTCAAACAGGTTGCCCACAGTAGTGAGTAAAGTTGGCAGCAGTTGGTTGATCACGGGGATCAGCGCTTCAAGCGCCATCGGCAAAGCTTCTACGATGTTCTGAATGATCGGGGTGATGTTGGTCAGCACATCGGAGAAAGCGTCCACCACGTTGCCGCACAGCTGCTTCATATCGGCCTGCGCATCCCCGAAACCCACAACCATGTTGGAAAACGCCGCCTTGAGCGACCCGATGGAGCCGGAAATCGTGTGCTCCGCTTCTTCAGCTGTCGTTCCCGCGATGCCCATGCTTTCCTGCATGACGTGGATAGCCTGAACGACGTCGGAGTAAGAGGAGATATCAAACTTAACCCCTGATATCTTCTCCGCGTCCTTGAGCAGACGCTGCATTTCCTCCTTTGTACCGCCGTACCCCAGCTTGAGGTTGTCAAGCATCGTATAATTCTGCTTGGCAAAACCCTGATAGGCGTTCTGGATGGAGGACATGTCGGTGCCCATTTTATTGGCGTTATCCGACATATCCGTGATCGCCATATCGGCATACCGGATGGCTTTTTCTGTATCGCCGCCGAGGGACTGTATGAGGCTTGCCGAGAAGCCGGTGACGGTTTCCATATACTCGTTGGCGGACAGGCCCGCCGTCTTGTAGGCGTCGGCGGCATAGCTTTGCAGTTCTTGGCTGGAATCCTTGAAAAGGGTGTCCACGCCGCCAACCAGCTGTTCGTAATCGGCATAGGCGTTCACGACGGATTTCGCGAGAGCGACGGCGGCGGTACCGGCCGCGGCCACAGCCGCGCCGATGGCTTTGCCGACCGTGCCCAGAACGGACGCAAATTTTCCGTATTTCTCGCCTGATTTGTCGGCGGCGACGCCCGCGTCGTCCACCGCCTTGTCCAACTCCTTGGCTTCGCCTTCCGCGCCGTCCATGCCGGAAGACGCCTTGTCCAGTTCGGCGCCGCAGTCCTTCAGCTCGTCTTCCATCTTCGAGAGTGAGGCTTGCGCGTCATAGATCGCCGCCTGGTATTTGTTGGCCTCAGCGGACCCTTCGCCGTACTCGGCGGTCGCGCGCATAAGCGCGGCCTGCAGCGTGGTGATTTTCTGTTTTTGCAGATCTACCTGCTGGTTCAGGACGGTTTGTTTGGCGGAGAGCGCTTCGACGGACTTGGCGTCGGAACCGTACTCGGCTGTCACGAGATTCAGCTGCGAGCGCAGCACTTTCAAGGAACTGTCGAGGGTGGAGATGTTATCGTCCAGCGCCTTACTTGCGTCCTCAGCCTTGCCGGTGGATCCGGCTGTGTCGCTCAATTCAGACTGGTTGGTTTCGAGCGCCGCGTTCATGTTGTTCAGCTCGGCCTTCGCGTTATTGAGCCGGGTCGCGTAGGAGAGGGTGCGCTTATCGCTTTCGCCATAGGCGGTCGCGGCGGAGTCGAGCGCCTTTTCGAGCAATTCGATCTTCGACTTCTGCGCCTCAATCTGCGCCGTAAGCACCTTGGAACGCGCGGCTACGGCGGCGGCGGACCGGTCGTTCTGGTCGTACTCGGACGAAACCAAATTCAGCTCGGACTTGATCAGCCTGAACTGCGCGTTCAGGTTGGAGAGCGCTTTCTTGAACGCAGCCTCGCCCTCTGCCTTGAGCTTCACGCCGATGCTTCCGTCGTTTGCCATAGCGCGCCGCCTCCTTCCAGTGAAATGAAAATACCGAGCCGTGGATCGTCCACAGCCCGGCAGGGTTATTCCAGTCCAAACGGTATCACGTCGTCGATGTCCAGACGCCGTTTCGCCTTTGCCATGCGGTTGAAAATCTTATAGATCCCGATCTGGTCCAGCAGCTCCCCGATAACGGTCAGGTTGTACGCTTCGCGCGAGTAGCCGAGGAGCGAGCAGGCGTAGAACTGGAGCCACGCGAACGTGCTGCCGTCGTCGGCTTCGGAGGGTTTGCGCCGGTATCCTCCGTTTCCACATGGCGCGCCGTGCCCTTGGAC